TTTCCATCCATTCCTTTAAATTTAATATCATAGTCTTGTCTCATACTGGCAATGTTTAAATCGCCATTTTCAAGACCTAATCTACCTGTAGCTACACCTGCATCTTTTAACTGTATATCTCCACCATCAGCATCAAGAATAATATCTCCTGCAACGTCTAGTGTTAGGTCGCCAGAACCTACATCAATCTCATTTCCATCTATTGTTATGTTATCTACTACTACACCTGCGTTGGCTGTTAAAACACCTCCAACCGCTAGAGTACTCGCCATATCCACAGCACCGTCAATGTCCACGACGTCAAGGTTTGTTACACCATCGACATCAATGTTGCCGCTAATGTCTAGGCTTGTAGCAGTAACATTTACAAACGTAGGGCTGTTACCTGTAGCAAGACCCTGATTTAAAGCCTTGACTGAAGCTATAGATGTCAACTCGCTATCCATTAATGCCCCTGCCGCTGTGACGTTAGCTGTATCAGTGACATCTGCGGAGGCTTCGACACCATCGAGCTTAGTGCCGTCTGTAGCAACATCGCGACCGTCAACGGTGCCTGAAACAACTACATTACCAACGACGGCAATCCCAGAAGAAGACTGGGAGAGTATTGTACTTTTCTCAAAGCGAGAGTCCGTGTTGTCATAGGCAAGGATAGACCCATCAGCGATTCCTGCCGTGTTCACGTCTGTCATATCATTAATTGCGATATCCGCTAGTACAAAGGTGCCGTAACTAACAACCTCTATAATGTCGTTGACAGAAGCGCCAGCAGCTAAAACTATGCTAGTCCCGTTGCTAGCAGTATAATCAGACCCGGCGATCAACCGAATCCCAGACAGATACAAATCTATATAGCCTACGTTGTACGCGAGCGTGACGCTGTTATCGTCACTTCCGGAGAAGGTCGTTTGGTTAGCCGTTGCAGTAAACTTGAAGCGGGCGGAAGTACCGTTGACGGTTTCTGTAGAAACAGCGTTCAGTAGGGCAGCAGTAATCCGCAATTCACATTTATCGGACGCAGAGAACGCTCTTGCAGATGAACCATCCTGTGCTCGCACAACAGTAAGCTCATTACCACTTATGGCTGTTAGCTTAACTATTTCGCGGTTTGAGTTAACGTCTTCTAGCGTTACATACGTATAATCAGCACCTGATAAAGTAGGGAACACAGACCCATCCGACACTGTTAACACCGTTGCAGAACTACTAGCATTTGACGCCAACAATGTTGCCGCGTTGTTACCAAACTTTACCGCCATCTTAAATACCTCGGGCCGTTGATTTTAATTAACTTACAGTCACACTCCAGGTCACCGTCATCGAATCCTGGCTACCTTTATTCACTACTGCATAGACCGTACGGCAAAGCATGGTTCCGCCAGAACTTGCATTTAACAAAGCTGCCTCGGTTATCGCCCCCGTTCCCTCACCGGCGCCGAAGGTAGCGATAAAAGTAACGGTGGACCCACTTACGGCAGTGCTAGTTAAAGAGTTGCGATCTACCTCAGAAACCAAAGCGGTATTTGCAACAGCAGCAGCGGCAGTGCCTGTCCCTATAGCCATGTGTGACATAGCTCCTTGAGTTGTATCCTTCATTCGACTAGCTACGTAGCCTTTGCCAGCGGTAACTACTAAGTTCGGAACTTCCTGAACCACTTCGTCGTTTATTGCGATGGCCAAATGCCCTGTCATTTTTAATGAATCTTGTAACATGCGTATCTCCTTACCTAGTTATTTAGCGTAGCGATGTTTATCGCAGATGCGTTGAAAACAGATGACGCTAATGACGTCACTTGTAGGGTTATAGCGTCAGACATAGTTGCACTATCTGTCTGCCCGGCTACTGTAAAATGGGAAGAAAAAACGTCGGACACGGACGTTGAATCGGCCAGTGGTTTTTGAGTCGTAAAAGCCTGTGTCTCGATAAACGATATGGCGTTTGACTTGCTGCCAACGGTATCTTTTGTAAACGCGTCTACGTCGGTGAAGTCATCAAGTGCAACCGTATCGCTGACTGCTCGACTAAAAGTAACAACCTTAGAAAAAGCGTCGCTTAACGGCAGGGCGTCTGTTTTTAAAGGCGCAATTGTTAGTAAAGGAGCGTCAGATAAAGTCGCTGTCTCAGCTAAAGGCTTGCTAAAGTCGTAAGACATGGTCTCATTAGCAATTAGCGTTTCTAGCCGAGTAACTTCTGCAGTCAGCGTGCTGACGTCACTGACCGACGTACCGTCTGAAAAGCTCCTTTGTAAAGTAAGCAGTACGAAAGTAAAATCGCCGATCCCTAGTGTTTCAACCACACCTTTTCCAGCGCCTATGTTTAACTGATCGCTAACTGTACCTGCGGTGTCCGAAAAAGTTTTGTTAGGGTTCAACGCTGCTACATCACTAAAAGTAAAACCGTCGCCCCGGAAGTATCGGTTCTTTGTGTCGTAGTCTAGGATTACTTCAGCGGCGGCTAGCTTAGAAAAACTTACGCTGCTTTTTATAGCGGAGTACGTAACGTTGCTTCTTACTAATGTATAAGAAGAAGCCGCATTAATCTCAACGTAAGTAGCCTGGACTTTAAGCATCAGTCAAAATCGCTCCTGACCTTAAGCTTGATCAGATCATAAACAGTTTGAATGCCACCAGCGCTAAAGGTTATCTCTATCTCGCCCTCAAATGTTCCGGCTGTGTCTAGCGTACCCGTTGGAAAATCCGTAACCACCGTCCCACCAGTACCGCTAGTCACTGTGCAGGCTAGGGTACTTTTAACGGTTGTGCTGCCAAGCTCTCTTAGTCGTAGCTTTACGCTAGCTCCTGTGACATCAATAGGCGCCCACGTAGCGCTATTGTTAGGGTCTAGTGTTTGTCCAGACACAGCAGCGTTGCTGTCTCGTAAAGTAAAAGTCAGTTCGGGGAGAGTGTCGCCAGTCACTAAATTAAGCGTGTCTGAGTAAGCCATGTTATATACCTATAGATTCAGTTATTGTATTAGCATAGCTAATATATTACCACCAATTAATAACACCAAAGCACTGGATCGGCGTCTCGGATGTCAACATGTACAAAACCTTTTGCTACTCCAACGCCTGTAAAACCAAGCGCCGTAGCGTGTTGGACTATCTGCATGCGTTGTCGACCACCGGAGACAGCAATATCCGCAGCAATTCCGCGCGCATGTGTACCTGGAATTTTTTTTGCTTTTTCAATACTGTGGCCGTCTGGGTCTCGATAACCACTTGTAATATGAAAAGGGAAGCCACAGGCCGCGCGTAAGTGGTCAAGCCTATGAATAAAACTCGTATCCATTTTATTGTTGCCTGTTTGTTGGCAATCAAAATCTTCGATCTTAAAATATTTAAACGTTTCCATTACTAGTCTCTAAAAAAATACATGATTGTTGTAACTAAACCTGCCCAAATTGTAGCTACAAGAGTAGTTCCCACTTTTGCTATAAAACTATTTGTAGCGGTTTCATCAGCGATGGCCTTTAGCGCTTTTTGAGTTTCGTCAAGTCTGCGTTCGTGCCTTTTAAGGCGTGCGTCTTGGCCAATGAGCCGTTCTTCTACACGCGCTACGTTTGCCATCACCTCCGTTAACCGATCAATCTTAGTCTCTATACGGTCAAAACGTTGTTCTGCTTGGGCGTTGTCCATTACTTTTCCCTCGCGACGTTTTTTGTCTTTTCAACTGTACGCATGGCTCCAAGACCTAACATGCCCATCAGCACTGTTGTAAGCAACGAGCTGTCTACGGGTGGCACAGTAAACCAAATACCCAAAATAGGTGACAGGATTGTCGAGTACATAAGTGCTAGACAAGAGCACCAGCCAACTGCAGGGCGCCATCCACTAACAAAAAGGCTCTTGTGTGCGGCCTCAACAGCATTGACGGCCAGTTGTCCTTTGGCTAACTCTTGAGCGTGGCGTTCGGCCATTGTGCTTATCTCGTGAGCTAGGGCATTAGCTTGATCTTTATCAACAATAAATTTGTCTAATAATCCTGCTACTGGGCCTATCAACTTATCTAACATAATTAATTCCTATTACAGCTGGTTGTATATCGGAAGTACCCGACTCTTTAGGGTTCGGTCGATTTGAAAGCCATTTTCCAAGGCTGTATCTATTGTTTCAATTGTAGGCCCAGCAAAGGGGAGCAGTGCGCCAGGAACAATATGGCCTTTGTCCCACTCAACGTTTTGGTGCGCCATAGCTCCAAGAGTAAGCACTCCTAAAAAACCTGAGCGGTCTATTATTTCCATAAGATAGGTTGGGTAGTCCATCCGATCGGACCTAAAATAGCGATTGTCGGGACTTATGCCCGGCAGTAGCCACGCTAAACCTTGTTTTGCATACTCTCGTACTTCCATTGCAAGCATAGCCAGCGGCATAGTAGCTAACGCAGTTATGGCTAACACTGACATAGTTTCGGTAATCTGGAGTGCGCCTTTTGTTTCAGCGCGTCGTGTCCCGACTTCTCTTGCGATGCCCCCTATTATCACTTTGCCATACGCGTAAAAATAAGACTTTAGCTGCCAAACCAATGCCCAGTGTGGGTCGGACGCCCATATTGGTCTTTCAGCTGCGTTTGGACGCAGAATAGAGCTTTCAACAAAGCGTTGTAGTCCCGCTTTTACTTTCTGTCCTTCTGGAGTAGAGAGCTTTCTGCCGCTTTTGATCCAGGTGTTTACTTCAGCGGCAGTCAGACCTAACTCAGTTAGATAGCGTTCTGATTTCGGGTTATTAAACTCATTGCGCGCATGTTTTGTAATAAACTGTACGCCCATTCCAGCAGCGTACTCGCGCGTAAAATTAGTAAACCAATTTAAACCAATAGCTCTGAAAAAAGTATCCGACATCTTGCGGACTTTTGTGTCCATGAAGTCTTGCTCAGCCTGAGTAACCCAAGAGTTAGCTACGACTTCGTTAGTAACAACACCAATGTCTCGGGCGAAAGCTTTTGCCTCTGCCCGATTTTTAATAGTGGCCCCAATCTGCTTAATGCCTGTTGCAAGATCCGCAAACTCCTTGGAGTTAATAACCGGCCCTGCTAGTTCTGGCAGCGATGCAATAGCAGCAAAAGGAAGAATGGTTATAAACTGCAAAAACTGTCCGTAGCTATTAACTTTTCTCCACATCGGGCTTAAAGGTTTGCTTTGATACCCGAGGTACACATCAATAATTTCTTTAACCATTTCTGCGGCTTCGGGGTCTCGTTTTTTTAATTCGCTTATTTCTTGGTCGAGGATACTATTACCATTAGCGTCTTTTGTAGCTTTATTAAACTCAACGCGCTTTACGACATGCCTTAGATAAGCAACGAAGGCTTCTTGCGGATCTTGTAAAAACCCGGCGTCCTTTAATATCTCGCGGTCAATCCCCCTGGTTAGCTTTATGCTTTGCTCTACTCCAGATGCAGGATCAATCTTTACAGGCCTGTCATCTACAACAGTCTGGTTGTATTTTACAAGCTTAGCGGCAGTCTTTTTCGCCTGTTGCTCACTGATCTCAGGGTTCTCTCTCATTATGAGATCTATAAACCGCTGCTCATCGTTTTGGATGGCAAGAAGATCTAACACTACAGGGTAGTAGTTTGCCTGTTTGTTAATATCGGTATTAGACGGGGCGATGTAATCATCATAAATACTGTCGAGAAATTGGCGTACCTGTTGTGCTTTAGGAGATAGTTCGGTTGTGAGCTTTGACGAAGCTGCTTCCTCAAAGGCAGCTACTACGGCAGGATCATCAAAGGTTCCTACGGTCTCTTCAAACTTATTTTGGAACTCCGCAATCTGCCTAGAAGAGGCACCCAACATTCCGAGTCCGCCTTTTCCCGACTGCGACCTAACGTAAAACATGTCCGCTATTCTACTACCGCCATACATACGCATAACGCCGTCAGCGGTTCTTACTATTTTTACGAGGGGCTTCAACTTTGGGTCCCGCGCTATTTTTTTAATCGCGGCTCTCCAATGCTCAGCAAGAGCTACGCCTCCTTCTTTTAACATCACTTCGTTTATGTTTTGAACAAGAGCACGTTGTACAAAAGTCGGATCAGAAGTACTCAGGCCCTCTTTTTTAGCTGCTACAACAGCGTCTACGTAGGCCTCAAAATCTGTGTCGAGCTTGCCCAACCGCTTTCTCATATTACTAGACAGTTCCCTGTACAGCTTTTTCAACCGAGCGGCAACGCCCTTAAAGTGTTTTTCATTAAGCGACTTCGCTTGCTTGTTTAAATACTTCTTTGCCGCCCACCTAGCAACTTGATCGGCATACCATTCTTCAAACCCTAACTCGTATCCGTAAGCGTCTAAGTAAGATTTGTAGGTTGCGGCGTTCTTAAAGCCTTTCTCTAAGCGCGTTCTTATAGCAGGGTTAGCTAATGCATTGCCCATCTCTTCTTGAAACAGAGCGTGCCCTACCTCATGCGCGAGGACAAGGGCGTTGTTTAGTTCGTTACCTGTATCTCTAATGAGTATCATGTTAGCTACTTTGAGATAGGCCCCATTTATGCTCTTTTTGTTCTTAAGCATGTTAATGGCTTCTATAACGTTGTTCCGTTCTTGCTCGTTGGGAAACAACTCTGCTAGCTCTGCTTCTGTTTTTGTTTCTAGGTACGCAAACTCTAAAACTCTTGGCGGGTTTTTAAGGTTGATGGCCTTTAGTAAACTCTTTACAAGTCCGCCTAAAAAGCCTTTTATAGCGCCGTTTGACAGGTCATTGCTACTTGTACTTGGGGCCGCTCCTCGGCGACGATCTATAGTGGAGTTTATCTCAGCAGCCGTTTCGGGTTTGTCAGCCATGCGTTCTGTTTCTGACCTACCGTCGATTGTTTCTTCAACGTCCATATCAGGCTCACCTTCAATACGAACTGTATTGTTGCCAAGGTTTTGCTGAAAAGCCTCGAAGGCGTCTAGTTGTTCTGGCGTACCTGTTTGGGTGCCCGCAACGTTGTTTTTTGCTGTCGAAGTTCTTCCGGTTTCGTCTTCTTTAAACGCTATAGACTTGTCTGGTTTACCAGTTTCAATAGTGTTTGGCGCTGCCATCAGGTCTTTTAAACCAACCTTTTTTCCGTCGATCAAAGCAGCAGTGACATTCATGCTTGCAGGTATGGAACTGCCTACATCATAAAAAGACTGGTCTCCGATTTGAACGTCATACCCTTCAATCTGAAGGTCTGCAAGTATCTCTTGCAAGCCTCTTTGCGCAGCCTGGTAAGGAGTCTGGCCTTCAAAACCAGTACCTTCTCGTGCTTCAACTAAACGCTTGCCCGCATTTGTAAGGTCTACTAAATTAACCGCGCTCTTTTTGCCATCGGGGTTAACAACACTAACTTTCTTAAAAGCTGGCTTGCTCTTTTTTGCTTTTGCAACGGCCCTAGGTAAAAACTCGCTAAAGGGGATTCGAGACTCTTGTCCATCTTCAACGACTCTTATAAGGGCGTCATAATCCTGTCGAACGACTTGAAACCCTGTGTCTGTTTTGCGCACTTCTACGATGGCATTAGGGTTGGAGTTCTGTTGGGAGACCGCTTCTTTTAATGTTGCTTCAGTAATAGATGAGAAAGCGGGGTCCGTAAAATCAGTCGGCCCAAAAGTGTCTATATAATCTTGACGAGCTTTCTCAGTATTTGGAAACGTCTGGTTGGGGTCGGGCTTACTTTGGAACTCTCCGACAACCGTTTCTTCAAAATCTAATTCAGAACCTTCTACGGTTTCTTCGCTATCAAAAGCGTCCTCGTCCATAGCTTTTACGCTAGGCTCCTTTTGGAAGCGGGCGTTTCTTTCTTCTAAAGCTTTTTCAACGCTGGTTTCAGTTACTTGACCGCCTTCTGGAGCAAGGCCCTTTGCATTCTCTACAGCCACTGCATACCCAGCTTCGTCTGTTAATTCTTCGGAAACAACGCCTCCGTCTTTGTCGATGGCTTGGACAATTATATCGCCTTTACCAACTTGGCTTTTTGAAGCGCTGTAACCCAATGCGATAGACAGAGACTGATCATTTGCTTTTGAGGCTATGACTTCCTCAACAACAGCTTTGCTTTTAGCGACAATAGTACCTCGACCTGGAATAAATGCGGCGAAGGCTTTTTTACCGTTAACAACCACTTCGGTTGCTTTGTTAACGCGTGCTGAATACGTTGGCGTATCACCTGCGGCCCACACTGCGCTCTTGGTGCTACTGTCATCGACCATTGCATTTAGCTGAGCATTTAAATCTGCTTGTGATTCAGGAGTAGTAAGGCCCGACATCACATCGCCATACTGCTCTTTATCTATTTCTTGATTAACCTGTCCTTCGCGGGACTCATCAAGCATCCGTCTTGCTCGGTCAAACACTTTTGCAGTTGCTTCTATTACGCCGCTTTCGCCGATCGCCTGTGCGCCTCCTACTAGGGCAGTACCGCCTCCAGCTGCAGGGCCTCCGCCCATAAAGCCGCCAAACGCTGCTTCGGCAAGTCGAAGTTGCGCATCTTGTCTAGTGTAGGTGTCGTCTAATGAGAAACGGTTAGCGACAGCCATGCCTTCCTGCGCTACTTCTGTTGCAGCTTCAATCGAGCCGCCTTTTAACGTGTTTAGGCCTATCTCTTTTGCAAGGGCGCCAAAGGTAGAGCCTTCTTTTAACGCTCTTTTTTTCGCTACGTTGCCTACCATTTTTAGTATGGCAGCCTCACCCGCGACACCTATCAAGGCTTGGGGGACACCTATCGCAGCCGCTCTGTAAGCTTGTCCTTTGTCTAGTTCTTTACCGGAATCTAGCGCTTCAGACAGGTTCTGTCCTGATAAGGGTACATACTCAGCACTAAAGGCGCCTGTATACGCGCCTTTCTTAAACGTGCCCCAAGCGGCTTGGGCTAGGGCTTTTTCGTCAGGGGTAGCTATGCCTTTTGCCGTTCTTTTCAAAGAATCCGTGACAATGCGTTTGGCCGCTTTCTTGCCCACTTCGGTTGTTACCTTTTTTCCAACTAAAGCAGCGACGCCCCCAACTCCGCCACCGCCTACAGCTGTTATAAGGCTGGGTACGGCTTGTCCCGAAAACTTCAAAGCCTGCATTAACGCGCCTTCAATAGTAGGCTCGTCTAAAAACTGCTCAAAGTTCTCCATGCCTTTTGTGGCGCTGGCCGCAAACTCTTCGCGCATTCTTGCGTTGCGTATGTTGTCAGCTGCCGCAGTATCATTATCAATCGCGGTGTTAAAAAGGGCTTTGAAGTATTCAACGTCTGCGCCAAGTCCTTCTGCTCCTTGGAGCATTCCATCACTAAAAGCATCGCCAAGATCGCGGTCTCTACCTAACTCTGCAGTAAGGTTTTGACCGTCATTTACGTTGCTGCTAGATGCGTCTGCGCGTGCAAGAAACTGCTCAAAAGGGGTGCTGGCCATATAGCCTTATCCTTCTTTATTATTGTCGTTATAGATAGCCGCATCTCTTATAATCTTTTCCATTTCGGCGTCTATAGCGGCAAACTCGTCTGCCATGATTCTTTCGCTTAGAGGTTTACCTTGGGCATCCATGTAGTAATACGCCACAACAGTCTTTTTGCGAGTGCTAGGGTCTGTTTTATAAACAGGCCTGACGCGAGACAAGTCGAAATCCATTGCGCTAACGTTATCTTCAGCTTCATCTCTAGTAAAACTTATAAAGGTTTCGATAAAACCGCCTTCGTCTTCTTGTGCCATCGCCGCTATTGCCGTCCCCAAAACGCCGCCTACTGCCTTAAACCGCACTTTCGCATCTTCAGGAGTAACACTGTTTACCGCTTTTAACATCATCTGAGGCATGTGCCTTCTAAACACCATCCTAGCTGTTTTGGCATTTAAGTTTGAATCCTTACCTTCTTCGCCATACCAGACCTTGTTCGTAGCTTCGGTCCATGCAGCAGAATCATCTAACGCTGTTTTATACTGCGCTCTTTCCCACTCTTTAGTCTTCTGTACAAAGTTTGCTCTGGTCTGAGCAAGTGATTTATTGCTATATGCGAGCTTACGATTCTCTAAATCTAAGTCCATCTCGTCTTTTTGAGAAACGCTTGCGGTCCCACGTGAGGACTCAAAGATGTTATTGATCTCGTCAGACAGTCCTCTACGCCGAGTAGGGTCTGTCTCCATAGAAATGATGACGGCCCTTGCGACAGCACGGTCTTTATCGTTTAGCCGGAGCATCTCCGCCAACTTATTGATGCCCAAATCTCTCATTGACTGCGCAACTCGTTTAGCGTCTTCGAGCGTTGGGGCTATTTCCCCCGACTCAATAGCCTCATCAACTTCTTCGTTTGTCTTGCCGTCTACATTTAGAGCAACCTCGCTTTCTGTAATCTCTACTGGGAAGGTTTTTCCGGGCACAGGCACTTTCTCGACAGCAGGGCGTTCCATACCTGGAACCATCGTTGTATTAGCATCCTTCGGAACTGAATCGTTTATCCTGTTAACAAAGGCTTTTAAAGTTCTTGGGTTAATCTTGTTTTTTTCGGGGGCTATATCGCCCGCAATATTACTAACTAAAGTAGCTTCCTCTTCAGTATCTGCTGCACCAGCTATTATGCCTGCTACCTGTCGAGACGCGCCTCCTTCTGCTGGAGTGCTATCTAAAACAGCTGCTTTAGTTACTAGCAACTCATATTTTTCAAGTATTTCATTTCTTTCAGCATCGCTGTTAACTCTACCTAATTCAGCTCTTATTCTTGTAGCGGAGATCAACGAAGAGTTATTAGCAACTTTTGTTTGGTAATACAGATTTCCTAAGTTCGTTAGTCTGCCTGCTTCAAGCTCAACAACCTTAGATTGTGGAGTACTTGAAGTGTCCTCTGTAATAGCGCCCATAGAGCCGTCTGCGTTCGTAACAGTTATAGCATAACGTCCATCTGGCAACGCTTGTATATTTGAAGCAACCGAGCCTTGAGGTAGCTCGCCGCTTTTTGTAATAATGTCTAAAGCCACTTTGTTAATGGTCGCGTCTCCGCCCTCAATACCGGAGCGAAATTTGTCTTTTGAAAGGGATAACATATCAGGCGAAAGCAACCCCGCAGAGTTAAGCGTGTCAATGTACTGATCGTTGCCCGTTGTTACGGCAACGTTACCAGCTTCATCTACCGATCGTTGTTCTGCTGACTCAGATACCTTTGCTATTCTGTCATTGATCGTTAATTGTGTATCTCCCTGGATCAGCTCCCTATCTTTCTGATCTTGAGTACGATCTTTTTGTTTTAACTCGCGATCAATCTGACCAAGTTGTCGAGTTTTAGCGTCGTTATCAAAACGCTGCTGACGCATGTTTCTTACGCCTGTGAATGAGCCTAAAGCAATGTCTGCTAAATTACCTGCCATAACAACCTCTTAAAAAGCAAATGCCATGATTGCAGCAGCCCCGAGGCTACCAATCGTTGAATAAGTTTGGGCTTTTGATGCGGCCTTCGCTTGCGTATAGGCGTTTTTTCGAGCGGTCGCATCTGCTGCTGCAGAACCCATCTGGCTTTGCGATGCTCGATTTACGCCTTGTCCGATATTAATTAGGTCAGACATTAAGGCTGTGTTGGCCTCTCTCTGGTTAATACGAGCATCGCCCACAGCTTGTATCCCGCCGAGTGTGTTAGCGCGTTGCAAAGTGGCACCTTGCTGTTGCATCTGAGCGGGAGTAAGAGACGCGCCGTATCGAGAGGCATTTCTATCAGCAATGCCTTTTGTTAACCCTGAAGCCATCGATACGTCTTCTCGCGCTTGGTCGATTAAGCCCGTATCGTTCTTAGCTTTTTCTATAAGGCCATCTTCAAAGCCGCTGTAGTTATTTACAAAATCAAAATACTCGCCGCGCGTTATAGCTTCATATGCTTTGTCTGGGTCGGAGACTCCCGGCAGTCCGCCTTGGTTTTGCGACTGCCCCTGATAGCCCATGTAGCCCATGCCCATGCCCATGCCCGCACCCATAGGACCTGTGTTACCACTAGCAGGGCCTGGGTTGGTTACTAAAGGGTCGTTTACTACGCCCGTTTGGTTATGTTGATAGCCTAATCCGGTTCCCGGCATCTGTGACATTTAAACGCTCCCTGGGCCGAAGAAGCCGCTGTAGTTAAGCCTGTTGCTTGCGCCCGATATCTTTTTCCCATCTTTTCCAGGCGAAAAGAAAGAGCCTCCATCAGTGGATTTGTTGTCTAGTCCCTGTGCAACGAGGGCCGAGCCAATCTGAGTAGCTGCTGCCATTTTTGAATTTGCAACGGTTTGGTTAGCCGCCGCTCTGGTTAGCGCTTGCGATGTGCCTAGACGCGAGGCTGCTGCCATACCTGTTTGCGCATCAGCGGCTTGACCGCGCGCGGTGCCTAACACGTTTGTTTGCATCGTGTTTTGTATATTTTTGCCCGATGTATTGGCGATGCCTAACTGACCTTGCACAGCTTGCGCCATGTCCCCAGCTCCGGTGTTACTTTGTGTAGACTGGTAGTTAGGCTGCGACGTAAGTGCCTGCATGGTGTCTGCGTTAGCGCGACCACGTAAACCAGAGGTAACGTCCTCTGTGAGAGACTTATCGCGCATCTCCTGAAGCAGTGGGTCATACTTCTTTTTAAAGTTTTGGTACTCAGCCATAGCAACTGATGCGGATGCTTGTTCTGCGCCCGAGGCTTGGTAGTCTTGCGATTTTGGTTTACTGCCCATTACAAATCTCTCGTATAAATAACAGTGTCTTTGTCCCATCCTTCAGAGAGCAGATAGCGCTCCATCTTAGGGATCGGGGTTCTTACTTCTACCTTCTTAAAACCTGCTTCTCTTGCCGCCTTTTCAAAAAAACTGTAGTGCTTTACAACACAGTTCTGGCCAAGCTCTCTAGCCCAAGCTAACCAAACTAAAAACGTTCTTTCCCTTGTAAAAGGGTCAGTCTCGCCCGTTGACACTACAAAACCTTCATCAGCCACCCAAAGCACAGCGGCTCCTTCTTCACACGCTAGGTATACATCTCTTGATGTAAACGTAAGCTGTGGCTGCTCTTTTAAGATCTCATCTATTGCAGGTAGTACCCAATAAGCATGTACTTGAATATCTGCAAAGATAGGGTCATTTACCACTACCGTACTTGTTTCGTCTTGTCTTCCAAGATTCTCCGATACCGCCATACTTTACCTTCCTAGCTATGCCTTCATCCGCATGTCGTGCGCGGCGTTCTGCTTCTATAAGTCCTTCTTGAAATAGCGTCCCGTAAACTTGAGCGCCTGTATAATCTGTCCAGTCTTTACTTGGCAATCGTAGTAGACGGAATAGGGCGCCATTAACAATGGCTTCTCTGTAATCTGACATAACACCGTCATCACAGGCTGTAGATGTATGTGTTGGTTTTAGCTGAACGCGCATTACCGTGCTTGAAGCAACAGTTACACCGGGCGTTGGTACAAGCCACACCGTGCTTTGAGTCTGTTTTACGTAGTAGAGGGGGGTAGATGCGTTACTTGCATCTCTCCATTTCGGCAGCCTTTGCTCTAATAGGTTGGTACTTATAGGCTCTAAGTCTTTACCGTTGTGAACAGCCCACATAATTTTATGTACGTTGGTGCCAGAAGGGGCCTCTAAGTCATACTCATAGATGCTAGCGACGGTAGTAACAGGGTCTAGCTCCGCTTGGTACGCGCCGGTTTTCTCACAAAACTCGATCGCTGCGGAACGGATACTGTTTTCTATTAGTGTGTCAGGACATCCCGGCACCATAGGGACGATTTCTGACAGCAATGACTCGTAAGAAGTAGCCATGCTCTATTACCCCTGCATCATCTGCGCTGGATTTCTTCGTTCCATATTAGGGTTTGTAATCGCATCAATCTGGCCTTTACCAGTGACTGCCGCAGTAAATATCTGGAAGTGTGAGCTAGCGCGTTGCGCGTTGCCTGCGTATTCAGCATCTTTCATGTAAGCCATATACAAGACGTAGTTCATAATGGCGTTTGCATATATGTCTGGGATAGACAAAGAGCCGTTTTGGGCTACTGTTATAGGGTTAGCTGAGTAGATTATTTCTAAATAAGCATTGCCTGCTACACCAGGGTAGACGTAGAAATTACGAGGGTTAGCCTCGTCATATATGTAATGCTTTACGATAGTCGTATGCGCTGCATCACCTGAAACTGTTGGGTCGTGCCAATCAGGGGTTTGAGCATCAAGTACTTCACGGTCAACAAGACGGACAGATCGTTTTCCAGTCCCGCTTGAAGCAGCTGACATGTTGCGCACTGCTTTTAAAAGCCTGTTACCGCCTGAAGGAATAGTCTGCTTTGTTCCAGTAGCCAAAGTGACTGTATCGTTCGCAGCGCTTGCATCGGGCTTTAGTAAAGCAACTTCACGCTGTGCATCATTGATCCAAAGTACAAGTTCTGCTACAACGGGCCATCTTACGCCTGTTGTATCTTGTAATACTGTTTGGACTCGATCTATTACGCTTTGTACCGTGACTGCCATGACTAACCTCTTAGGAGTTTAAGGCTGTTTCCCAAGCCTCTTCGCGTTCTTCACTGCGGACAGTTCGTCCTACAGCCCTGTTTACAACTGCAGCTTTTGGTGAGCCGTCAGTTTTAAAATCATCTGGGTTGCCTAGCTCGATCAGTTTTTGTAGGGCTTCTACAAGACCGTCATCAGCTTCTTTGGTAACCTCTTCAAAGTCTGCTATCTCAGCTTCGGACTCTTCAATATATTTTTTGTTGTGCTCTTTAGCGCCCATCTGAATCGCTATAATGCCAATCTCATCCGCTATTTCTTGTATAACGCCTGGTTCGAATAGCACTACTGTTCCGCTTAAAGTAGCCACTCGTAATGGCTTGTCCGTAATAATCTTCATGATTCTTCCTGTGGTGGATAAAAAAACCCCTCCGCTCCGAAGAGAAGAGGGGGTGTTTCTTAGTACGCTGTATCGAGAGCGATAACACCGAAGTCTTGTACAGAGCCACTAATGTCGCTGTTGTACTTAGGCTTGCGGAGACCGAAGATCTTACCTACAGAGATACCAGACTGGTTACCGTAGTCGAAAGTATCTTCAACCATTTCAGGTAAACCAATGTCAGCCATTGCTAGAGCTTGAGCACCACAGAACAGAGCGCGTGCTCCATTGACGTTAGCGCCTGCGCCCCACTTGTATCCAGCTGCTCCAGCGTTGCCAGAAGCACCAGAAGTAGCACCAGATGTGTTGAACACGTGTCGGAACTCGTGAATCATTACACCGTCAACCATTAGGCTAGAAGATCCAGAGAACAAGCTGTTCGCAGAACCACGTACACCAGCATTCCGAACGTTAGCAAGGAAGTCAGAGTCTAGCTTCAGATCAGCCATTTGCTGTGGAGTAACAAACATGTGGAAAGTTTCTTGGTTACCAGCACCACGAATACCACGGATGTAGTTGTCTTTAGCGTAAGCTTTTAGCTCAACGATAGTCTTGTACTGAATGAGATCAACAGCAGCAACAGCAGTAGTGCTGCCAGCAACCAAACCGTCAGTAGTATCCCATCGACGATGACGAGCAGCAGTAGGAGCAGAAACGTCCGATGCATACTCTAAGTCAACAAGCTCGTGTCCAGCAGTTCCAGAAGTAGCGCGTAAAGCACCAGTGTTCTTAGCAGTATAAGCAACGCCTGACAGGGTCAAGAAAGCAAGCTGGTCGATACGGTCAGCCATTGCATAAGCAAGTGCGTCACGTGACTGCTCACGGAAGTTAACAACAGTTTTTTGGTCAGCCATTCGGCCAGCAATTCTGTTTGCAAATCTCAACTGGTCTAGCTCAATGGTGATGTCATACGCGCGCAAGGCTTCTTCATTGCCTTCCAACGTAGCGTCACCAGTGATGCCGTCGCCGGTCATATCAGCAAGCAAAGTGATGTTGGCTTTAGTGCCTTTTTGATTCTTAGTAAGTTCAGTTACTCGCTGAACCATAGCGTTAGAACCAGAACCAGCGAACTGGTTGATGAAAGATTGGTTACGCGCTACTTTCCAGAAGTCGCGAGACCACGCTTGAAGTTGGTCGCCCGTAAGCGTCCCGAAATTTGTTAAGGCCATAATAGGCTCCTATTAATTAGCAAAATAATTTATGCGACACATGTCGCGTTATCAGCCGACTTTAAGGAGCGGCTAATCCGTTTCCTCTATCGTGAGGAAGGACGAACTAGCGCTTATTAACGAGGCGCGACCTCGACAGGTTTAACGCCTATGTAGGCGGGGGTACGTTTTTTACGGCTACGGGCCGATCACATATCGTAGTGATGGACGTATAAATCATATTAGCAACACTAATATAATAATGCAAACTATTTAAAAGTATATACATTGAGCTTCTCAGCCTTACCTTTTGCCTCAATAGCGGGGAGGGCTTTCAAGCCGATGCTCGTGCGCTGCTCTGTGCTAGCGCCGATTAATACGTCTACGCCCGCTGCTTTCGTTCCGCTTTCCAGTCTGGCCGCAATATTAACCGCGTCACCGATCGCAGTGTAATCAAAGCGTTGTTCCGAACCCATGTTGCCAACAATCGCTTCTCCTGAGTTAATCCCTATCCCTATTTTAATGGGCGGTAGTCCTCTAGCTCCAAACTCCACATTTAGCTCTTCCATGTTTAGTGCTATCTGCTTAGCGCATTCTAGGGCTTTGTCCTCGTGGTCCTCTAAGTCAAGTGGTGCCCCAAAGATTGCCATCATCGCGTCGCCGATGTATTTATCTACTGTGCCTGAAAATTTTGAAACCGCTGATTGTTGGGCCGTCAAAGCTCTGTTCATAATGTAAGTCACTTCTTCAGGGGTTACGCTCTCTGATAAAGCGGTAAACCCGCGAACGTCGGTAAACAAGAACGTGCAGTACCTCTTCTCACCACCAAGCTTTAATAGGCTTGGATCGTCCTGTAATCGCTTTACTTGCCGTGGATCTAGGTAGTGTTCAAACTGCTTCTTAATCTGCTGTCTGAGCTTGTACTGCTCCTTATAGCTTAGATAAAAGGTAGCAGAGGCGACTGCGAACTGAGAGACCATTGTCCAAGTTACATCTACCAAAAACCCTTGCTGTATTAGGTAGAACCCAAAACCGCCAGTCGCTGCTACTGAGCTTACCGCTAACACAAGTCCTAGATAAACGCCTAAATAGTTAATGAGGATAAACACTAACAACACGCCTAATATAAAAATTAGCATTTCATAGAGGAGGACGGCTTGCGGGACCTGGGGCATTGGCTTATTAGACGCGTGGAGTATGGTTTCAACTAGCGCTGCTTGTATCTGGTGAGGGTATAAAAGCCCCTTGGGGGTGGAAACTTGCGGAAGTATGCCTTTAGCTGTAGTTCCCACTATCACCATTTTACCTTCAACTTTCATCTCCTTAAGCGATGTTTCCTCTGGAGCAACCCAGTTTACCCAAACCCTGCCATCAGAGTCAGTAGGAATAGGGTTTAACTGCTTAACACGTATTTCCTGTATACCGTACTGATCAGTCTTTATTACGTACGTATTTGTACCTGTAACAGCCTTGAGCATTTGAGTGCCAAAACTAGCCATCCAACCTTCTGGGCTTCTCATTAATAAAGGCATCCTACGCACTAAATTGTCAACATCAACTGGAGCAGACACTATGCCTTGCAGGGCGGAATCTCTAAGAATCTTAATATTCTGCGTTACACCCGTAGCTTCTATGCCGCCACTATCATCACCAAGGATTACAGTACCCTCTGTTTTAGGCGTTTCTCTGTAGCCACCAGTTTCAAACATGGCAATTACGCTAGTATAATAAGATAGGGCTTCTGCAAAAGCTGCGTCGCCTCCAAACCTGTCAGGCTCGCTAAATACAGCTACCCAGGATACTGAGGCCGCACCGGCATTTAATAAATCTATATGTATCTGTGCTAAGCGTTCACGCGGGAAGGGCCAGCCGCCCTCGTTATGTATATCTTCTTCTGTCAAGTTAAGCAGGACTATATTGCCGGTTGGTTCTTCTGTTTGTACTAAAGCATCGAACGTTCTTAGCTTGATGATCTCAACTAACGTGGGTTGATAGATTAGGGCCGTAAACAAAAACGCGGCGATAGCGCCTATAATTAACTTCTTCATCCCTCTTGCAGTATCCTGATCGTAGAGTCGCCACCATTAATTTTAATGACGTTAGAGATGCCGTCTTGAATCAGTATGACGGTGTACCCGCCACTCGTATCAAGATCAAGCCTAGTGTACTCACTGACATTTCTAATAAGACTTATCGTTTGACCCGTGACAAGAGTCGTTATCTGAGTGTCCGCGTCTATCCCCAGAGCTGTTCCAGTAACCGTGACGCCTGAAACCTGTGCTAACTTGTCGTCCTCCTTTGCAATACCCA